GTCTTGATTTATCATCTTGCCGTTACAAAATATTTCAAATATATTTGGTTTGATACCTCTTCTTACAATATAATTCTTTGTACCTACATCAAACTCTACCTCTACCATACAATCGCCATTGTTAATAGTATTGACCATTTGTTCTTTTTTAATAATTCTAAATGGTCTATTAAATAAAACAAAACATAATGCGTCTAATAATGTTGACTTACCACTACCATTTGTACCTATAACTAATGTTGTTTGTGACATATCTAACGCAACCTCTATGGGTTGGTTACCTGTAGATAGAAAATTTTTATATGATATTCTTTTAAATAAAATCACTCGCTAGCTTCCATGTATAGTTCTTTGGCAAATGCCTTTAACTTTTGTTTGTCTAATTTTATATCTGTTTGGTCAATATAATTACCTAAAAATGTAAGTGTATCTTCACCTTGTTCTAAAATATCTTCTCTTACTGAAGCGCCAATATCTGTAGGGTCTTCTATTACATCAATTGCATGTATATTAATCTGATTATAAAATTTATCCATTAGTCTTTCGTACATATCTGTATCTGTTTTATTTGATATGTAAAGTTTGATAAAACACTTATCATATTGTTTAATATCTAACTCATCATAGTTTGTTTCTTTATCATTATAAACTATTTTTTTAAACATTAAATTATTATTTTCTACTCTTGAAAGTTCTCTTGTTTCTGTATCAAATATATGAAAACCTTTTGGACAATTGTAATCTGACCATGTCATTTCGTATTGTGTGCCAAGATAATAAATGTGACCATCATCTGATTTTTTATGAAAGTGACCAGACATTACCTTTTCAAATCTTTTAAACATAGATTTTTCCAAACCATGTTCATTCATGTGACCACTATGCATTTCAAAACCTTTTACTTCTAAATGACCCATTGCAATACTAGCTTTTGTATTTTCAATAGTTCTTATAGTTTCTGCTTCATTGTCATCACAAATCCAAGGTATAAACAATATAGGTAAACCATCAAATTCAACCTCCATTGCATGTGTATAAACCTTTGCATTTTTATTAATGTTTAGATTTTGCATAGCGTTTACTTCATTGGTGTTTTTATAATATGTGTCGTGGTTACCAATGATAATATGTGTATCTATATCTAACTCTTCTAGTCTATTAAAAAATACTTTCTTAAAGTTGTGTGCCGTATTATGGTTGATAAACTTTCTTCTATCTACCACATCACCAAGATGTACTAATGTTTTAATATTGTATTGTTGCAAATAAGGAAAAAACAATTCATTATAAAACTTGTTTTGATATTCAATAAATGCTGGTGAGTCGTTACGACAACCAAAATGGGTATCGTTTAACAAAGCTATTTTCATTACTTCTTTTTCTTTTTCTTAACAGGTTTCTTTACAGGTTCATCTACAGGCATATTCTTTTTTAAGAATTCTGTAAACTGATTTTTAAAATCTCTATCTTCTCCAGGTTGCAAAGCCATATCATCATAATTTGCTTCTTGAATCATCCTTTGTTTAATTGTTGTTTGTTTCTTTTCTTTCTGGATTCTTCTTATAAAAGCGTAATAAATTATTTGTGTGAAATAAGCAAACGGATTGTTTGATGTATCTGGATTGAAATTATTTAAATATTGTAAACAGTTTTCTATACCGTCACTAATCATATCATCTCTGTATGTATAGTTGATAAAATTAGGTCTGTAAGATAAGTGATTTGCTATTTTTAAAAAACATTCTCCGATATAATCGGGTACTCTAGGGTCTTTTTTTCCTTCTCTTTTTGCTCTGTTAACTAACTTTTTATACTCAACCATGGCGGCTAAGAATTCTTTGTTGTTAACATAGTGTTCGGATTTCTTTTTTGTTCTTGCCATAATATCCTCAATATATAATATTTTAACTAAATTGTCAATGGTGTGTTCACTTCATTCCACGGTTGACAATATTTTTTTTATGGGTATAATAACGGTGTCCGTTTGCATAAAGACATTTAATATACCTAATGTATCGTAGGTGGTTCGTCCTCATTTTCATCATCAAACTCCTTAAAGATTTCATTTATTTTTTTATTTTCTTCAGGAGTAAATTCTTTTCTCTGCCAAGTCTCATCTCTTTTCGGTCTGTCTAAATTGTCATAATTTTTGATAATCTCACCATAACTATTAGTCATTTCCATAGAGGCGTTTGTGATTGTCATAATTTTATCTTTTGGAATAGTAACAATCTTATCAGCTGTGTAATTAGTCCAACGAATCAAAGCAATATAGTCTCTAAAACCTAATGGTGTTACTTGTGGAACATATTTAATTTGTAATGGTTTTTCTAATCTTATTAAAGGACCGTTATCAGGCAACTGTTTGTCGCCGACAGGTAATATGGTAACAATGTCGTCACCATTAATTAGTTTAATTATTTTAACTTGTGCTTTCATTGTTTAACTCTATGTTGTGTATCTCATAATCAAAGTCTTCTTCACCATAAATATTTATCCTTTCTCTAAAGTGATTAAGTGTGTAGTTTTCGTTATCATTATACGATAAATCGTCAGCAATATCATATAAAGTTGCATGTGAATTATTATCTTTTAATCTTAATCCACGACCAATACTTTGTAAGTTTCTTATCCTAGACTTGGAAGGACTAGCAAAAATAATATTATGCAAGTTCCTAATATTAATTCCAGTTGAGAAGGTTCCGTACGAAGCCACGATAATGGCGCCGTCAGAGCTTTCTGTAATTTCTCGTATCTTTTCTCTTTCATCTGCGTCAACTCCTCCATGTACATAAAATACATTTTTATCTTTTGCTTTATCTTTAATTGATTCGTATAAGTCCTTACCATGTTTTTCAACATACTGAAATAAACATAATGTATTACCATTTAAACCAGCCGCCAAGTTTTTTATAAACTTGTTTCTTTTATCTGATTGTACAATGTAATCCATTTCTTCTTGATATGTAAAACCACTTGCATGTTTACACTCTACAGCACCGTGTTTTAATATCAAACAATAAATTTTTAAATCAGCGAGTTGTTTCTTTTCTTGTAATTCAGTTGTAGATACTACTTTATTTACAGCACCAAACAATCCCTCTAACACAAGTTTATGTGTTTTACTACCATCTAAAGTACCTGTCATACCAATTTTATATGGGCACTTTTCTAGTTTTGTCAATATCTTTGTTAATGAAACTGCTTTGAATAAATGTGCTTCGTCACCAATTATCATACCTACATCTTTAAACCATTTTTTTGGTAGATTGTAGATAGATTGCCATGTAGAGATGATTACAGGCTTCGTTGTCTCTTTACCATGACCTTGATAAATTCTATGTACATTTCTCTCTGGCGACCAACCGTAATCTTTAAAATCTTTAAACAGTTGTTCTACCAGAGAAGTTGTTGGTACAATTATTAATATCTTCTTCTTTTGTTCTTTTAACCGAAGAATGTTAAACCTAACAAGAAGATAAGTAATAAGAGATTTTCCACTAGCTGTGGGTGAAAGTAATAAACACCTATTTTTTTTAGTTGCATATACAAACGCCTCCTTTTGATAATCTCTGACCTTAAAAGGAATATTTAGTGCTTTGATAAACTTATCAACCTTACTATCATCTACCTTTGTGTCGCATATTTTAGTTCCGTCAACAACATGTACGCCATTATCTTCACACCACTTTAAAATATAAGGGTAAAGACCAACATAAATTTGACCTGTTTGATATGAAAATAATCTTATCTTTCCGTCCCAAACTCTGTTTCTAAATTGAGGCATAAACTTAAAACCAGGTACTTCAAATGTAAAGAATTGACCAAGTTCTCTTCTTATATCTTCGTCTGCCTCTATCTTTAAATAGACATCATCTTTTATATCTATAATTAAATATCTTGTTAATGTCATTGAAATTGTTTTCCTACAACCCAGCCAACTAATGTTTTTCTAACTCCACTTAACACAGGATTTACCTTATGCCATACAAATGAGGGAAAAATAATCATTGAACCTTTTTTTAAATCAAACTTTTTATACAAATGTTTTTCAGGTTTAGGATTAGGTTTACATAACTCAAAGTTACCACCTTTATAATCATCTGATAAACACAATGTAAAACTTAACTTTCTAATTAGACCATCATCATATGGTTTAACATGACTATCTATATGCCAATCATAATGGTCACCTTTTTCATATATTGAATATTGAAATGGCTCAAAACCATGAAGTTGAAAGTTCCAACCAGCTTTCTTATTTGCTTTTGTAATTATATCTGTTAAAGGAGATGTAGATATTTCGTTTTCATTAATCCAAGAAACTTTTGTTTTTCTAGTTTTTTCTGTTTTGTCACCATCAAATACCTCAGCATTTGATATTTGTTTTTGTTCACCTAACTTTATTATACTATCTATTATAGTATCTGAAAAGGTTTGTTCTTCTATGTGACAGGTGTTTTCTAAATACATTACACAGCACCACTAGTAAACTTACGCCAATCAATAGCATTTTTAATTGTGAAAGTTCTATTAGTGATTTGTCTAATTGTTCTATCTAAAAAATCAACACAAGCATTTAAGTAATCTACTTTTTGTTTTGCCTTTATATATTCTTCATTTGATTGTATATATTGGTCAACATCTTGTCTTAATAGTTTAAAGTTAAAAGGTTTCTTTGCATATACAGAAGCGTCAGCTTTACCAGTATAATATTCCCAAAGTTCTCTTTTAGTATTATATAAATCACCCTCTGCACGACTCAACATAAGTTTAAACTTTGTTAAGTGTTTCATATATTTGTTGTGTAATTGTGGAGTTTTAAGAGATTCTAAATCTAGTTCAGTATCATTAATCTTCAAATCACCATCAGCTAATTCTTGTAGTTTTTCTAAATCCATAATAAACATATCCTATCATAATAATATAAAAATGTAAAGCTTTATGTAACGGTATCCGTTGCCGTTTTACCTTTAGTTGCAAATTCATATAACTTATATTTAAATGTTACAGAAGCCGTCAAGTAGTTTACATCATCTGCTTGTTGGTCAAATTGTAGTCCTGATAAAGAAGTTGGAAATACATTATTAAATCTTACTTCAATATTACCTCTATTTTTACTTGATAAAACACTCAAAGTTGCGTCTGAAAATATCGGTCCTAAAGGGCTTGCACCATACTTAACCTTACCTGAATCTGTAGGTTGACTATCTTTACCACCTGTTGGAAATCTATCTTTACCTGCCTCTACTAAATTTGCGAATTGTGTTCTTGATTTTGGAAACCCTATACCATACATCCAACCATGTATTTCTCTATAGTTCTCTAGGTTTTCATCTACTAAAAATGTAATTGTCAAGTCACTAAAAATCAAGGTATCGCCAGGAAGTGGTATGTCCGCCAACGGAGTTGGTTGGACCGTAGCAGTTAAGTCTATCCCTGGTATATTACAAGCAGTTGTGAAATACTCCACTTTAGGCAGTTTTGATAGTTGAAATTTAAACTGCGTTGGAGAAGCGTAATCAAACTTTGTTGGTTGTCTGTTGTATGCCTTTGAAACTGTCATACTTATATTTATCCATCCTGGAGGAAGGCCAAAAAAAAGGGGGCCGAAGCCCCCTTTTCTATTTCTGTAGAAAACTCTACGAGATATTACATTAAGTTAGAAACTTTAACTCTTTGGTAGTATCTGTTTGAGTTAGCAGAACCAGCGTCATTTACTGCACTTACAGCACCTGAAGCAGCACCAGTTTCAGCGAATGGGTTTGCAATTAAACCG